CCTGCAACCCGGCGTAAGTGCCCACTGCCTTGCCATATTCAAAACGAGCATCCTTACCATCTAGTTGCCGCTTCATCGCGTCGTGTGCAACGCGAGCCTTGGCCAACTCCAACTCGTCTATCAATCGCTCAATCATGCGTTTTTCTTCCCCTTGGTCATCATTGCGGGCGTTGCCTTGGGGTCGCCCTTTACCCCCTTCGGACCCATGTCCATGCCCTTCTTAGGGCCACCATTCACCATCTTCTGACCAGACACGTTGACGCCCATGGCCATCATCTTGTGCTGGTTCATGTAGTCATTTGCCATAAATCACCTCTTAAGGATTAATACCTGTACCCGTCGAAACCCCAACCTTCTCGCCCGTGATCGTTTCCATCGCGGCAATCTGCTTCGCCGTATCGTTGTCCTCACGGTTCGTAACCAACTTGACCTCAAGCTCCGCCGCCTGACGCTTATCCAGCCGGTCCTGCTTGACCATCTCACGCTGCATATTCGTCTCTTGACGCTGGGCAGAGTCCTGAACCTCACGCTGCAACTTGGCCTGCGCCAACTGCAACTCGGCCTGCTTGACCGCGATATTGGCTTGATCCGCCGACGCCTTGCGCTGCACTTCGGCCATCTGAGCCTGTACCTTCGGATCCTGCGGGGCGCTCATGCCCTGCAACTGCTGCAACATGCCAACAGCCTGCTGAACGATCTGCGGAATAGCACCAAAGGCCCGCGCCGCATCCGGAACAACACGCTGACTCGTCGCCGCCAGAAGCTGGTCCAACTCCTTCTTCACTTCCGTGCTCTTGATCTTCTGGAACTCGCTGATGTCCTGACCCGCAGCCGAAGAAGCCACCTCAAAAATATGCGTGGCATACCACAGCGCAATGTGTTCCTTGATGTGATTCAAAACCAACGGAATAAACTGCGGGGCCATCAACATTGAACTGCCCAGAATCGGAGAAGTCAGGTAGTCCAAATGCACCTGCAAGTGCGCAAGATGGTCCTGCTCCGGAAATGCAGTAATCGGACGACCCAAAGACGCAGCCACGTTCTCGTTGACCGCATTCATTTCCTTGGGCTCAGGAGCAGGTACCAGCAACTCCTTAACATTCGGAATGCGCAACTGCTTCAAAATGCGCTCTTCAACCTTGCGAATGTTGTAAACCTGCGGAAGAGCCGCTGCTCGCTGGCTAAGAGCCTGAACCTGAGCAAATCGCTGCGCTTCAGAGAAAATGTTGGGGTCCGAAACCGGAACCACATCCATCGGGCCCAAGAAGTCAGACCGCTTGACCAGCAACTCGCCAGTCTCGTCCTTGACCTCCTCGTTCTCCAAATACATCGCATTGATACGATGCAGAACCTTCAGCGTGCGACCCATCGCATCGTGCAGCCGAGCGTGAATTGCATTGAATACAATCATGCCCTGCTCAATTCGCGCCAACTGGGTGCCAACCGGCATGTTGCCCTGATTGTCGGCAATGTCCTCTAAGGTAGTGCGAACAACGCCCTTACCCGCATCAATCAAAAAGCCAAGCAACCGGAACAACGTCTCCGAAGGCTGGTTGAACGGCAACGGCATCGCAATCTTGCGAATATCGTCACTGAACGCACCACCCTCAATCTCCTTCACCTCGGTCGGATCAATGCGCTCAGACTGACCACCCTCGCGGCCACCCTTCAACTTCAACATGCCGGGGAAGTTCGCAATGTGTGCACTGTCCAACAACGCACGCAAAGCACCCGTAGCCGCTGCCGAAATGCCGCCAATCATCTGCGGGATGCCAATCGGATACGCACCACGCCACGGCACAAACGGGAACTCAACGATCCACTGCATCTCCTCAAAAGTAGGATCGCTCTCCTGCCAGTTGCGGTAAATGCTCAAAACCTTGCCGGTCGATTTGTCAATCGAAATGATGTACGGCGCTAGCCCATACTCTTCTTCAAGATCCGCAATCGCGTAAACCTCAAAAATCGTTCGCAGCCCGTCAACGTCATACGCCCCGTCGTCACGACCCTCAATCTTGTTGTTCGCCTTCTCACTGCGCGATACATCAGGGTCAGCCGTCGTCGGCGCTAACTCCGCATCCCGGTACATCCCAGAACGCACGCGCTGAAGATACTCAATCTCCGTCACATACTGAACGTGCGTCTTGCGCTCGGCAGAATAAAAGTTCGTTGCCGCATACGGCAGGTAAATGTCATCGATGCCAATGAAGAGAGGCACCGGACGCTTCTTGTTCCCGTCGTAAGAAAGCTTCAAGTACTGTGCGCCACCCAGCGGAACCTGAGTGAGCAACTGCTCCAACTCGGCCCGAAACTCCGGCATCTGCTGGGTCAACTGCCAATTCAAATACCGCGTCTTGCGCTGCGCCTTGGCTACCTTCTCAGCCGTGTCTTCCCCAATAATCTGATCTTTCGCAGGCCCCTCAGCAGGGAAAATCTCCTTAATAGCGCGGGCAGAGAAGTCCACGCAGACTTCCGTGAGCATGGGGTGCACAACTCGACTTGCACCCTGAAACGAAGCGCCGCCCGGTGCATCATCTCCAAGTCCCGTCCGTCGAATCCCCTCTTCATACTGCTCGTCGCGCTTCTTTCGCGCTTCCTTGTCCTTGGAAATCAACCCCACCAAGCTCTGCGCCAACTCATCCATGTCGCCTTCGGGCAACTCTTCAGCCAAATTGGCGTAAAACTCCATCTCCCTGACAGAAACAACAGACTCTTCTTCAAGAATGACTATCGCACCGCCGTCCTCAGTGTCCTCAACCTCCGCCGCCTCCTCGGGCAGCTCAAACATCTCGCCCAATTCCTCTTGGGCACCCTCAATCGGATTCTCACTATCAGACGCCATACGGGTTTCCTCTTGGCCGCTCGTTTACAATCAGCCTCGGTTGCAACGGCTTGGGTTTGCTCACACTTATCATATCCCTGTCAGCCAAGAAACGTAATCCCTGTGTGCACGCATCCATCAAATCGTCGTGCCGAATGCTCCCCTCGCCCGAAAATGCACACAATTGATACAAAAGCGGCTCCGCCCAGCTCCTAGCCTGACCCTTTCGCTTCTCAGACTCCACAAACCACACCATCCCACTCGCAAAAAGATGAGAAACCATGTGCAAACGAGTCAATTTCGACGCCTTTCCGGGGTTGTACGCATGCGCAACAATGCCCTCACGAGTCAATAACTGCCGCAAACTAATCCCAGACCCTTTGTCCTCAATCACAATCGTGTCCGGACGCCGACCAAAGCCCTGAGTACGGTTCGGACCCACCAAAGGACGAATTACAGGCCGCTGCTCCTCCCCACCATAATAAACTTCACGCTCCCGGTGAATCCGCTTGATCAAATCAGGCATCCCTAACCGATCTTCCCAACAATCCAGCAAGATAATGTTCGGCTTGTCGTCCTGATGGAATAATCCCAACACCACACACGCACTCGGGTCCGCATCAGAAGTCTTCTTGTCCCGCGTCTGCTCCGTAAATGCCGTGTCCAACGACATCACTATGTGCTCCAACACCGGCAACGGCTTCTTCGCTGGCCACAAATTCACCCAAGAACGCTGAATAATCCCCTGATCCTCAGGATTCAATACCTCAGCGTGAATCTCCTGCCGACCAAGCGTCGTACCCTCAAACTTCAACAACTGCTGCTGGAACGTCGGAGCCAAATTGGCAATGTTTTCGTAAGTCGATGCCCTCGTAACGTGAACATCCGCCCCGTCACGCTCAATCAAATCCCGAATCAATGCCTTCGGCTTCGGTGTCGTCGTCGCCACAATACGCGGATGCTTGCCCAATCGAAGCGCAAACATAATCATGTCCCACGCCTCTTGGTCGTATTGCCACGCCGCTAACTCGTCCGTCCACGCACCATGCCACTGACCACCACGCAACCGATCCGGCGTCTCCGCCGATATGCCCTTGATGAGCGACCCGTTAACCAAAATGATTTCCGAAAGCGAACGGTTGTACTCCTTAACCAACTTCTCCGGAATGACACTAATTAACCCCGAATCACCCTCAAAACAAGTGTCTCTAATGTCCGCAGAAGTCGGCGCACACACCAACCAACGAGTCTCAGGATTCTGATACGCCTCCCACCAAGTCCACTCCGCCGCCGCACGAGTCTTGCCCGCACCACGACCCGCTAACATCAACCACACCGTCCATAAGCCGCCCGGAGGAACCTGATGCTTGTGCCGAGACTGCTCCCATTTGGTGTGCGCGAGGAGAGCCTCTAAGTCCTCAACAGATAACTCGTTGAGCTTCTTAATCAGATCCTTCTGCGTCAACGGCTTCTGCATGGCCGGTTTCGTGGCCGGTTGGCTCATACTTAACGGAAACGCGCAGTCTTCTTGGCAATCTTTGAGGGCTGCGCTACAAATTGCTTGCCCTTGGCCTTGCCCTCGCGCTTGGCCCTCGTCGTAGACGCATACTCCTGCGGGGAAAGCGAATCAATCGCCGCCTTCGGAAGATAACGCTCGCCCGTCTTCGATGAGGGCTTGCCAGATTTGGTTCGCCACTCTTGAGCGGTCCAGTCTTTAAGTGACTTTTGTGAGGGTTTCATGGTTAATCCCTGTACCCGCCGCCCTTTTCCTTGTACCGCTTAGCCAGTAACTGAGCTTTGCGAGCTGACCATTGCCCCGCTGCCGTGCCCTGAGTGGCACTCGCCTTGATCTCGTTGAACAACTTCTTGCGCATCTCAGGCTTCGTGTAATTGCCCGCCGCGTTTACCTTACTCTTCGCTGCCATGGTCAACACTCCAAATGCTAGTTTGACGACTTAACTTGGGCCAAGACGACTCGGTAATAAACGACTTGTCCTGTACCAACAAATGATTCGTAGGTTGCGCCGTAAAACGCCCGTTGTCTAGTTTGATGAAGTAAAACTCCTTGCTCTGCTCAGGCTCCGCACTAAAGCCATCCAACATCGGAATCACCGTGAACATGTACGTCCCTATGTGCTCCTGCTTGGATCGTAGCCGAGTGCGAATACGGGTCCCTTCCAAAAACGGATACTCGGTCGCGCTGAAATGAATGCCGTAACAATCCCATGTCTGAGCGTCGCTGGGGTCCCAAGGGGTCCCTGTGGGTTTGTGTGCAAGTTTGTGAAACGGTACGTTCCGGTACACCGCCCCGCACTCCAACATCACATGACAGCCCCAAGTCCTGCCGGGATGAGATACCAACCCAAACCACGCTACCCGTAGCCACTCAGCGTTGCCAAAGGTATGAGGCTCCACATAACAGTATGTGTGTTGGGGTAGGGGCCCCGCGCCGGTATAAAGCATGTAACGAGAATAACACAAGTCGGTAGCGTTGCAAAAAGTAGCGGGGGACCCGGAGGGTGAATACCGCAGATGGGACCCTACACCCCCCCCGTCAAAAACGTGCGCCCGCCCGCCCCCCGTTTGCGTCTATTGCCGATCAGCCTACCGGCCCCCGATGGTACCTGCTAGCCACGTTACGCGGTTATACGCAACCCGCTAGCGCTCAATAAGTCCCATATATAATGAGTGGGACTAAAGGCTCAAAAGTAACCGCACGATGGACAATGGAAAATGTGGTTGCACAATCCGCTTGCGCTGAATTAATATTCCTATGCCGTCAATTGACGGCGACACAATCAACACTCAAAAGAGGTTAAGACAATGGCACATGAAATTGACAACAGCACCGGCATTTATGCATTCGCGGCGGTAGGCGGTTCGGCCTCAGCTTGGCACGGCCTTGGGCAGTCCATCGAACGCGGCGACAGTATCGACACCATCACCCAAAAGGCTGGACTTAATTGGAATGCAAACCGCGCCCCCGTCATCTATAACACCAGCGACGGGCGGGCCATGAGCTTTGAAAATCAGTCTGTGCTCTACCGTAGCGACACGGGTGCGGCCTTAGGCGTGGTCTCTGAGAATCGTTACAACGTCCACCAGCCCCGTGAAATTATGGAATTCTTCGCGGATTTTCTTAGCGACAATGGACTACAGATTGAAACCGCCGGAGCTGTTAGGGGCGGGCGCATCGTGTGGTGTATGGCGAAGCTTGGGCCCGACTACGGTTTTTTAATGCCCGGCGGCGATGCGGTCGATAGTTACATTCGATTGCAGACTAGTTTTGACGGCTCACGAGCTACTGATTTAGTAGCGACTACCGTGCGTCAAGTCTGCGCCAACACGATGCGAATGGTTGACCGGGATGCGCTCGAAAAGGGCTACAAAAACAAACACTCGACGCAATTCGATAGCGCGGGACTGGCGCGGGCCTTTGGCCTTTTGGGTGAACAGCACCGCATTACTAGCGAACAGTGGCACGCACTGGCCAGAATCAAGGTGGACAACAAAACCGCGCTAGACTTTTTAGCTGGTTTGCTTGACATCAACCCGGCGGACATTGGGAAGGTGGACGGCAAGGGCTCAAAAATTGTGAGCACTAAGGCCGAAAACAATCTGCGCGCCCTTGTGACGGCCTACCGGAAAAGCCCCGGCGCTAACCTTGCGAGTGCTGATGGCACGGCTTACGGCCTATTAAATGCCGTAACGTACTACGTAGACCATGCCGCTACCGTTCGCGACACGGAAAACGATGGCGCACGCGGTGCCCGGTTCGCTAGCACCCAATTGGGTGCGGGTGACGCACTGAAACAAAAGGCATTAAAGGCTCTCGCCAGCCAATACGCAATCGCGGCCTAGTCCGCAGCCTGCAGGGCCTTAAGCGCAATCTTAGGGCCTTGCGGGATGCGTCTAGCATCTAATCGGAGTGGCACATATGTTCAAAAGAAACTGCGACGTTATCGTAATCCGCACATGGGATGCGGAGCACATTAAAAAGGGCGGGCACTGGCTTAGCTGGTACCTTGAAAACGTTATAGGGCCAGATGCAAACTTAGGGCGCATCAAAAACTACTGGCGTGGCGATTGTTTGGACGCAATCTTGGTGCCCGACACCGAAACCGCGACGGACGTAGCTCTAAACTATAGCGGCCCTTTATCTGAGCGGGTGCGCTACATAGCGGCATGTTTGGCCTTAGGCGAGACGCCAGATGATGGCGGGCAACCCGCGATTATTGACGCGCCGCAACCCGTAGCACCAAGCGGGCAACCCGTTACGCTTGAGACTTTAATAAACTAAGGGGAAACCATGAAAGCACTAGAGCAACTGCGAGCATTTGCACGCTACAAAACGCACGCCGGATATATATGGGCGGCCATAATGAACGACGGCGAACTACTCTGCACGCCATGCACGCGGGAAAATTATAGGCAAGTCTATAGAGACACTCGCGACGGTAATCGCACCGGCTGGGAGTGCATTGGAATAACGCATTCCGGCGAGTCTGAAGGTTTTGAAGCTTGCGCTAACTGTAACCGAAAACTATGGGATGACATGAACTAGCGCGGGCTCAACATGTCGACACTTAGGGGGCGCTATGCGCCCTCTTTTTTTTCCGGCTCCGGCTCCGCATCGATCACAATTCCGCGGCCGATCATGCCCGCCAGCTCAGTCACAAGCTCCGCCTTGTGGGTGACCTCTACGCTAACGTCGAGCGCCTGCCTCTCTGTGAACTTGCCCGCGCCCCTAGTTTTTAGCAGGAAAATGGCTGCGGTATCTGAGCCCGCTAGTGCTCGCTGTGCTAGTGAGCCGGCGATACGATCAACCATACGCGAGCACCCGTTTTCGAATTCGTCCCCGTAGTGGCTGTGCAGTGTGTTGGGGCTGATTCGCAGGGCGGAACAGATACGGCGGGCATCGAAACCGGCGAACGACATAGACGCTACCGCTGCAGACAGGGTGGAGTCTGGGTGCCGCCGACTGTCATTTATGGGCGTTATCGGTGTGATATCACTCTGACATTGCGGTGTTATATCGGCATATATCTGTCTTATATCGCCCTGTCTTATATCGGCTTCAGCGGTCTTTACAGCGGCCTTCTCGCTACCCGCACCCTTACCCTTGCTCATGCGTAAAAGTCTCCCTAATGACCTTATATCGCCTTATATCGCCATGCCCGTATATTGGGCCAACTAGGGGCCATCTTATACTGGCTTACCGTTGCCGTGCAATTCTTTCGTAATTAATTCTAGCCCCTTTTCGCTTGCGCTAAAAATAATTGACCACTGCTAAGTGATTGAAAGGACTACTAAAAATAGAGAGAATTCTTAATTATTATCTTTTTTATATTTCTTTCCTTACACCCTTTCCCTTCACCCTCCTCCCTATAGCCCTTTGTTTGTCTTTTCCCTTAGACCTAGGAAAGAAATAGAAAAAATCGTTTTATCCGTCAAAATCACCGTTTAACCTAATCTTTTCAAACACCTACCGGCGACGAATTATTACTATCGGCGGCCAATTAATTCTTAGCGACACGAACTTATGTTGCTTCAGTAAGTTACTTATCTTATAGTAAAAAAGTGAATAAGTGATGGTATAACGCCTAAGTAAGTGATGGCGTCACTTATTCACATTCTTAGTCACTTTGAGGGTAAAACCATGGCAAATGTATCGGTGTACTTTGAGGCGCTTGCGGCATTCAGCGAACCGGCGACGGTAAAGCAGGTGTATGCCAAGGCCGTGGAGATGTTTGGGAATCGAGTAACGGGTGATCGCGGGTCATGCCGCCAATGTTTGGATCGGTATGTACTGCGCGGCGAGGCAGAGAAGGCGGGTCGCGGGTTGTATTTGGTTTCGATGGCTTATGTGGATCCGGTGTCTCAGCTCGCGACTCAAAATAGGGTATTGCAAACTGAGGTTGACCGCCTCCGGCAACGGATCAAGGAACTGGAAGCAACCGCCTAGTGGTCATCATTTGTTTTTGTTCATCTGGTGGTCGTTTTCTTGACAATTCTTAACAAATCTTTGCAAATCTTGACTGTACAACGCAAGCGGCTTGTGTCATAATGTAGTTACGGTAGCACTAGCGGCTATCGGGTTCTATAACAACCTATTAGGAGAATGGCACATGGCGAAGCACGATCATGTTTTGTCGAACGGCTACACGTTCTTGGCGGTGACTCTTGGTTCTTACGGCTCATGGGCGAAGGCAACCGACCCCTTGACCGCAATCCGAAACGCTGCCGACGAACATGGCTATAGCCGTTACGGTGAAGGCGATAAAAAGAAAGTCCCCGTTATGTGTATGTACGGCAAGAACGGTTCGATCTACTGCGGCGCGGGTGGTGCAATTTACTGGGAGAACGATGCGATACCGACCCCTATCGGGTTGTTCACCGTGACCCCTAAGAGCATCACCCCGATGAAAAAGGGCGATATCAACGACTCGCATGAAACCTGCGAGGAGTGGATTGAAAAAGCCTTAAGCGATATCGCTGAGTCACAAAGAGCTGCGGCCTAACGCACGGGCGGGGACTTCCAACCCGCCTTTTCTTCTGATATGTTGTTATACGCAAGCGGATTGAGTAAAACATAAGAGAGGCACACATCATGGGCGAGCGAGTATTGTTTCAAGTAGTGCGCGGTGAGCGGTTTTCGCCGGTCATTTATTGCCATTGGTCTGGCGATGAGGTGCGGGACATTTGCTCCCGGCTGCGCGAGCGTATGCAGGGCCGTGGCGGTGATGTTCAATACACGGCGGCTCGTTTGGTGCAGGAGTGTATCAACGGCGATACAAAAAACCTGTCTTTCGGCATCTGGAACGCGGACAGCGTATTAACAGAGACGGACAGCCACGGCGACGGCGGCGTGGTGCTGATCGACGTATCTGGAACTCAAATGGAGTTTAAGTGTTTTGGCGGTTATTGGGCGACGGTGCCGGGTGACCTACCGCGAAACAAAACACGCGAAGAGCGCGATAGCGAGAACTTTTATAGAGCACTTAAAGCAGTTAATTCGTGAGCCAATTAGGGCGGGACTACTAACCGCCCATTTTTTACAGGAGCACACAATGACTACACAACACGCCCCCGGCCCTTGGGTCATCGATGGCAGCGTCAACGCGGAGAATCTGGACGTAATCAACAGCGAGGGACGCATCGCCATGATCGACGATTCCCGCTCGACAGGTTGGAACGTGCCAACCATCAACGCAAACGCCCGCTTGATTTCCGCTGCACCCGATCTTTTGGAGGCATTGGAGGCGTTACTTCCGATTGCTGCGCGGGTTATTCAAGGCACTACGGACGGGCAACCGATGTTGAGACAAGCCCGATCCGCCATCAACAAGGCAACGGGAGAGCAACCATGAGACAGCCCCAAACCCCTCGCGAAGCGTTGACCTTAGCTTTGACGTTAGCCCTAACCGCACCGAGCGATGAGGCGTGCGAAGCGGCTACGGAATTGGCCGAGCAGATTGCCGGGCAAATGGATGAAGTTTCAATTGCGCGGTGTAAGCGAGAGGCTTTAAAGATTCTGGAGGCCGCATGACACCGACCGACGTTGCGATTGCTGAATTGGCGGCCTTATGGCTTGGGATATTTGCAATAGGGATTTTTATATTCTGGAGGTGGTTATGAACCCGATTACGATTGACCGCGTAATGTTGAGCGAGATGGTCTGGCGACGGCTGCGTTCTAAGTCTATTAACGGACTAGGCGGGCTGTTTGACGAACTGGACGAGTTGCGCGACCGGGCGGACTACAACACGGGCTCGCTCGACCGGCAGGACATTGCCGACTTGCAGGAAATCGTGAGCCATTTTCAGCCGGTGACGGTCGCAGAGGTGGGGACGTTTATCGGCCGCTCAACGGCTGCGATGGCTAAGGTCATGCAGGACGGCGGGATGATTCACACTTGCGATGTTTCAAACGACATCAAATTGCCCCTTTTGAGCAACGCGGTGGGGGTGTGTCAATATCCTAAGCAGACCTCGACGCAAATGTTCCAAAGTTTGGTGGGATCGGGTACGCGGGTGGACTTGTTTTATATCGACGGTCGATTGGCAGCGGATGATGTGCCGTTAATTAAGAAGCTGATGCACGACCGGACGGTGTTTGTGGCGGACGACTTCGTTGGGATCGAAAAAGGCGTAGCGAACGCGATGAATCTGCTAGCGGGGTTGGGTGCGCCCTTTTATACGTTAATTTATCCCCGGCTGATGCGTAAGACGGCGATGTTGGTGCCGAATACCCTACTGCAATTTACGGCGCAATAACCGGCGACGGGATCAGCTTAAGAACCGCAGCTTATAAATTGCTGACAAATAATGACCCACAATTTCGTCAATGATGTTCTGGATAGCGGTTTCGTTTTGGTCGCAGAAGTCATACCGTCCGGCAGCGATTTGGTCGATTTGGTCTTCCAGAAACTCCACAAGGTCACGGTTCTTGTTGGCGGACATGAGCGAGATGGGGCCGATTAGACCGTGGCGACCTTGATAGGCTTCTGCGAATGAATCGGCTAGGTCTGGCAGGCCCTCATAGAACTTTTGTGTGGCCTTATGAACCGCATAAGAGCGCGTATTGAGATGGACGCTATGGGCGACATCACGGGCCAAGAAGAGCATTCCGACGAAATCTGCGGCTTTCATATCGGCAACGATACCGCAGGGCAACGGGCAAAGGCAACCTTTTTACGCAAGGGGGTTGTTTCTTATATCGGCTAGGCATAGACTCAAGCCGGTTGTTTTCAATAGCACTCTACAGGAGAGAGCACATGGACAACGAGATGGAATCACAGGAACTGGATCGTGGCTATCGCGAGTATGCGGAAGTGCAGCAAAAGCTAGAGCAAGTGGCGCAGCAAGAAGTGGCGCGTGTTGTGGTCGAGGGCGAGCAGTACTTAAAAGCCTTTAGTTTCTTTTTGGACAAGGTGATGCGATGACATGGTTTAAGTGTGGCGAATGCCAACATGAATTTAGCGAGCCGTACATTCAGGAGCATACGGATCTGATTCACTACGGCAGCGCGGTGTCGAGTGAGGTGGTGTGCGTCACGCAGCATTGCCCAAATTGTGGTGATGAGGACTTCAGCCGCTGTATTGAGGAAGAGATGGATGAGTGACTGGCGTACTGCGCGTGGGCTTGCTCAGAAGGTGGTGCGCCGTTGCTCAGAATGTGGGGTTGAGCATGCTGGCAAGTGCTCGTATCGGCGCAAGTCCGGCCCGACTCAGAAGGCGACGGCAGAGCAGGCGAGGTCTTGGTTAGAAAAGCGGCGGCGTGATCGGCAGCGAAGGCAGATACAGACTCTTATACGGGAGTTATGCGATGGAATCGAAAGAGCGAGACGATCAATCAGACAGCAGAGTAGCTTCCGGGCGGTGGCGAAAGACCAAAGCCGAAGTGATTCTGGAGCAGATTTACGCAAAGCAACGCGAAATACGATTGTTAGAAATCGAACTGGCGAGGACGGATCCAAATGAACTGGTATCAAAATTGGAAGGCGAGACTGCGCGTTAGGTTCTGGCGCGACTGGGATCAAGTACCGCCGCCTAATTGGGCGTGTAGTCGTCGCAAGTTGGGAGGACAGTACTGGTGAAGCTTGAATATTCACAAGACCGGCTACGGGCGGACATTCGCGATCTTGAGGAGAAGATCAAGCAGATGGAGCGAGACCGTGAGGAGTTGGGCGATAAGGTGATGGTGGCGGAGATTGCGCTGTCGGTGGTTGTGTTTACGGTGGGCTTCTTTGTGGGGCGTATGACATGAAAGTAGAAATATGCTCGCAGGGTTTGGACGCAATTATTCGCGGTGATCTTAAGAGCGTACTGGACTCATTGAAGCGTGACTTGAAGGTCAGAAAGAGTGGCAAGGGTGTTTGTATATTTCACATGGACAAGGCTGAAGACGTTGCTGAGATACAGCGTCATATTGATGCGTTCAAGATTGTTCTGAAGTACTACGGAGGTTGAAATGACATCTGTGCACCAAAAGAAAGAACTAGGCCGTTGGCTACTGCCGGGCGCGGAGGGTGTCCAGCAGTTTGGAGTAACCCGTAAACCCCACGCATTTCACCGTGCCATGATGCGGATATGTTTTGGCTGGCAGTGGATGGACAAGCAACTGACTTGCGACTACTGCAACCTTTACCCAAGGCTGCGTAGGAAAACACACTGCGCAGAGTGCGCCCGGTCGCTTGAAGGCGGCGAGTTATATAACGTGATCAAACTTGCTGAGAAAGCCGGGATCGTATTCGGAACGAGCAGCACGCATATCACAGTGCAGAAATTGGAGAAGTTTTTCGCTCTCGCACAGGGAGTCAACAAGCCATGACCCGCGACGACATCATCCGACTGGCGCGGGAGGCTAGTGGCGAGTCTGATTATGACTTCCCAAACATTTTCTCACTTGAACGCTTCGCCGCCCTTGTTGCCGCAGCCGAGCGGGAGGCGTGTGCGAAGGTGTGTCACGACTACGCAACTCGCCACGGATTAAAAGGCGACGATAACGAAAAGGCGCAGGCTTGGATGATGCTTCAATGCGTCGCCGCCATCCGTGCGAGGGGGGACATATGACCGTAGTTCCTTCGATTAAAATACTTAGCGCAGTAAATCTTGCTAAAGAATTCCAACATTTGATGACTGATCCTCGAAGTATTGCTGCTCTTGGTGTTGCAGAAAAATACTGTAAAGGCGAAGCAACAGAGGATGAATTTTTAGCGGCACACGAGTCCGCATGGGATGCTGCACGCAGCGCAGGTCAAAATTCTGTAGAGGCTTGGGAGGCTGCTTGGTCTTTGCAAAATTCCACTTTGGCGTCGGATGCCGAAAAAGAAGCCGCATGGAATCGGTCGTTGGCTGCAGCGTGGGATAGTTCATATGCAACTGCGGCTGCATTTGCAATGGACGGGAAAATATCATATGGGCTTCAAGCCGCCATCCGTGCGAGGAGTGAGACATGAAACCTGACACTTACAAGTTGATTTAGATGTGCGTTTGATCAGAAAGAGAGGTTATAAGAGACATGAAAAACCTGTGGGGCGATGATGTTTTCTTAGCACTAGCCAAGATCCGAGAGCAGGGCTTGTGGGATGAAGCCGATTTGGTGTCTAAAGAAATGCTTGCTCTACAGGCCGAGGTCGTTTACTTACGGCGACGTATTGAAGCGTCTATTCAAGACCGTGACGCATTTAAAGCAGAGTTTGATGTATGAAAATAATTAACCCAGCTTGTTTGCTGATCAACAAGGACTACGCAGAATCTTTTGATCGCGAGGGCATGGAGTTGTTTCACAAGACGATGGTGTCTTTGGCGAGCCAGTTGAAGATCGGGAGCCCGAACACTACGGCAACGATGCACGATGATTTGGTGGTGTGGTTTCGCAATTTGTTCTTTCTTGAAGATAAAAAGTTTGCCGAGGCTTTGCGTCCTTACATGGGCGATCACACTCTGCACGCACGGACATGGCGTATATACAATTTGTGTTGGGCTCTTAGCCAAGCCGCGCATGTTGCCGGTGATGTGGTAGACATCGGGTGTTACGAGGCCCGCAGCACACACGTTTTTTGTACATACAATAAAGATTTGCTTAAGTACAAGGCTTTGTATTTGTTTGACTACTTTGACGCCCCGGCTGGCGATCATAAGAAAACGTTACACGGCCCAAAATTGGAAGA